TCAAACTGAGGGCGATTAGAATCTCTAGTAGGTTCCTGTCTAGGCCTTTGTGGTAATGGTCGATCTGTTGGATAAGATACGCCTGATTGCATACCTTGTGCTCTTGAAGATGCTAATGGACCTGCAAACTCACCTGCATTCATTGCAGTATTTGACGGTCCAAATTCATCAGTATCCATTGGTGTTGGTTTTAATCTTGCTTGCGCTATTGGAAAACCATCTTTAGCGTTGTAAGTAGCCGCGCTATTGTACTTAGGTGATACTTTTGATAAACCATCTTTATCATTGTATGTAGCCGCATTGTTATAACTGCCGCCGCGTCTCATCGCTGGTGATTCTTGATCATAAGTACTACGTTTCATCGCTAACTCTTGATCATAATTACCCTTGCCAAGTTCTCTTTCTATCATTCCTAACGGACCTGCTAATGAACCGCCACTTTCAGTTCCGGTTGAAGAAGATCTGTTTGTACTTCTATTACGCATCTTATCTAAGCGTTCTTGTTCTTCTTTTGATCTACTACGCGCCATGGCTATCTCCCTGTAAATACAGTACCGCCTTTAGCGTAATACTTTGAATTTTTAATTTTAGAACCCATATAATTATGTTCTACTTTAGGCGCATACATATCTTTTAATACATGTTTACCGTCTTTTACTGTATACGGCGATTTTCCTGCTTCAAGTGGTATATTAATTTTTTGACCTGTTTTAATTTGATTAGCATTTTTAATACTTGGATTAGCCGCTAATAGTTTTTTGGTTGTTGTATTATTTTTTTTAGCTAAACCACTTAGCGTATCGCCTTCCTTTACTGTGTAGCTCATATCTACTCTCCTATAATTAAAAAAGGGGAAAGCCCTTAAGCTTCCCCCTTCTATTAAACCTATTCGAGGCCGTAGATAGCACCACAACCAAGTGGGTTACGTACTTCAAGAGTACATTCTTCAACCATCATACCTTTGGTTGAGTCACCCTGCTGACCTACATCAACCTCTGCGAGAGGACGCAGATAGGCTGTTGCGAACCACATTGGATCATATACCAATGCAGAGAAGTTAGCAAGGTTAGTAACACCTGCGCCTGAGTGAGCAACGTTGTTGTCACCTGTAAACGCAAAGTTGTTTGTCAAGCCCATTACGTAGTTAGGAACTACCATAAGGTCGCCGAAGTCTGACATGTAGATATCTACTGACTGACGAAGCTTGCCTGATGCATCAATGTTACGCTGTACACCTGTATCACCAACCATCAGGTCAGAGAAGTCACGACGTAGCTTTGGTGAAAGCATAATCTTTGTTGCCTTACCACCCTGTTCGTAGATCTTCTGCATAACACTATCAATGTTAGTCAATGCAAGTGGATCACGATCTGGTGCAGTTGTTGAACCAGCAATGGTTGAACGTGCAATAGCTGTACCGTCTGCATCTGTACCTGCACCTGTTGTTGCAGCAGAAGGAGCTTGGAATTCACCAACATAGTCAACAGTTGTTGCTGAGTTGATAAATGACTGGTATCCACCAGCGGCACGTGCATTTGCATTCTGTACGCCAACAGCGCCTGATGTGTTCATTGAGTGAATCATATCAAACTCAACGTCACGACGTAGTTCTGTACCACGCTTCTTTAGCTGATAAGCATACTCATCTGCTACGCCAGCCTGATCGACTGCACGACGTGTTCCTGATACTGCAATTGTCTTACCGTTAATCTGAGTATAGTTACCCAAACGTGTACGGTTAGGACCAGATACTGCAAACTTAGCGCCAGTTGCTGGAGTTGCGCCTGTACCACCTGAACCATCAGCTGTTGGTGCAATGTAGTCTGTACCTTCGCCAACCCGTGAGTTGCCTGGAGCTTCTAGTGTGTCTGTCTGCCATTCGTGATAAATAGCAGTTGCCTTTGCTTTTCCAATTGAAGAAATGAAAGGGGTCTCATCACGAGTAATCATCGTGATAAAGTTAGCAAGATCTTCCCGCTGAGAAACATCTTTGCCTGTACCGCGTGCTGGTCCCTGTGGGCCACCAGTTCCGCGTACGCCTAAATTATTAGCCATTTTAAATTATACCTCCAAGGTATTAAATGTTTGATAATGAGCGTTCTGCAAGTCCCCTTAAGAAATCCATTTGATCTTCTTGACTCGCGTCTTCACTAAATGCTTTTTCTCTAACTCGCGACTTAGCATCAATTTCTTTTTGATTTCTAGTTTTTGCTTTACGAATAGGAGCTTGTTTTACTTTAGTGGCTTTTCTTTTAGCAGAGCCTTTAGTTACACCTTGCTTCAAGCGTCTATAATCATCAACAAATTTAATGATAATAGGGTCTGCAATAGTATCAAGAATTTCAGGATTAATGCCTTCATCAATAGCGAATTCGCGTATTGACATTGCTAAGTCTTGATCAAAGTCAGGGATCATACTAGGAATTACTTCATTAAAGTAGTTCACTTGTTCTTCCCATCGTTTTTCTTGTACTGCTTCTGCTTGTTTGCTTACGTTTTCTACGATAGATTCACGTTGCTTTCGAGCCTGCCAATAACTTTGTTGGGCTTGTTCACGCTTATCTTTTAACTCGTTAACTTCATAAGTGTCACCGTCATCTCTAGCTACTTGAATAGCTTTTTCGATTTCATGGTATTCTTTAGAGTACTGCTGTTCTGCATTATACAGAATTGCAGCGGAAGCTTGAGACATACCAGAGATTTCTTGAATCTTACTGTTATACTCTTCCTCCATTTGTTTTCTTGCATCACCAAGTTCACGACCCTTGTTAGATAGATGCTGTTCAGTAGAGTAACCTTTAATAAGGTCACTAAAAGTAACTGCTGTTTCTTCCCCGTCAATTTTAACGAGAACAGAAGCTTCTAAGTCGAGATCATCAGGTGCATAAACATCAGCTTCTTGGGTAGACGTATCATCCTCATCCAATGCTTCATCATCATCAATCTCTTCTTCTTCTTCAACTTCTTCATTATCGGATTCATCTGATTCTTCTGGGTCTTCGTAATCAGAGTCTTCCGCGTCTAACTGTGGAACTTGCTCATCGGGTAGAGTATCAACGAAATCTGAATTTCGCATGATGTCAGCCAGCAAAGCCTCTTCAGTTTGACTATTGTCCATTGCATTAGAATCATCCATAGGGGTAGAGTCTGTATTTGCTTCAGGATTAACCATTGTTAATTACCTCCCTTTTTAATAGGAGCTGTCTTTGTTACAGGTTTAGCTAACCTTTCAGTATAACGATCTTTAAGTGCGTGCATATTAAACAGTACAGGAGCATTTAACTTTGCCTTACCGCCGCTACGCATTGAGTCATACTCAAGTGTATCAATCATTGTTTCATAATTTTTAATTAGCTGTTCGTAATCAATTATTCTTTTCGCCATCGTTGTCCTCCGTTAGGTGTGGGATATTCTTCCCGTACATCTCAAAGCTTGTCATTTTCTGTTTAACGCTACCTAGCGCCATAGCAGAAGAGTAGAGAAACTCTCGTGTCTTAGTTTCGTGTGGTTCTGTCTTTAGCCATTCAATAAAGAAATCAACTAATACTTCACCGTACACTTCATCAAAAAATTCATCCCGTTCTTTAGCGGCGAAGTGACCCTTTACATGAGCCCTTCGCGCTAATTCTTCAGGATGAACTTTATGATTACCGTATGATTTTTCGTTGCCCAGCTTCGCCTCAGCTGTCTTACGATACTTATCCATTTACATCATTCCTTCCTGTGCCTGTGGTGGCATAGGTTGTTGTTGTGGTTCTGGTGCAGGTTGAATTACTTGTCTAGCCATCATAAGTATTTGTTCATAGCTAGGATGTTCAGGTAATTCAGCGCCTTCTTTAACTGCTTTAACAGCAAGGTTAGCCCACTCTTGATAATGTTTATCAATAGAAACTGCCAACTGTTTAGAGTTATCATCCATAGTGTTTTTACTTTGAGCATCTGTAAATCTAACATTTGCTTCTGAAAGTGCTGCTTCAGCTTCAAGCTTTCGTTGTCCAACTGCTTCTTGCGCTTGTGCTTTTTGAGTTTGACTTTGAATAGCTTGTTCGGCTTTTTGTTTAAATTCATCTGTAGTATAATCTTCAAGAAAATCATTACTATCCATATTCATAGATTCAATAAGTTGAGTAGCTAATATTGCAGGGGCTGTTGGTTTAATTACCATACCCGCACCTTGACTATTAAGTCCAGGTAATATTTCTGCGCCAATCCTATTTAATTTATTAATTTTAGTAGCGTTAGAATTTTCTCCAATATCTAAATGAATTTCAACATCCATTTCTGAAGGGAGGTTAGCCATGTTAACAGTACCGTATACACCATCAGTGTTATACGTTTGTTTGCCTTTCATGTTTGTAACCATAGTTCTGTATACGCCAGCAATCAACCGCTTAAATCCAGTTTCTGCAAATCTACGCGCGATATGCTGGATTCTTT